CCAGCACTATAAGTTTAACTCAAAAGACGAACTAGTGTGTGTTGGTAAGAGCCATTGGCAAGGCGGAATGAAGAATGGTCACTTTGATCTTAAGGCCGGCCAAGCAACAAACAAACTTGCTTTGATGTGGATGAAGTTGTGTGAACGTTATGCAACAAGAGGTAACGTGAGAGGATACACTTATAATGATGAAATGCGAGGACAAGCGATACTACAACTTACTCAAATTGGTTTACAATTTGATGAATCTAAGAGTAACAACCCGTTTGCTTACTACACAGCGGCAGTCACAAACTCATTTGTACGTATTATCAACATTGAAAAACGCAATCAAAACATTAGAGACGACATCTTGGAAATGAATAACATGAATCCAAGTTTCACAAGGCAGAATCAAGGCGTATTTGAAAGAGAACAAGCAGAACATTACGGAAACAAAAAGAATAATGAGTAAATGCCGGTTGACTTCATTGAAGTTTTCAGGTACAATTACAAGTTATCGTAAGGAAAAAACGTGTTTAAGAAAGTTGCAGTATTTACAGACATCCATTTTGGATTAAAATCTAATTCAAGAACTCACAATGAAGATTGTGAGGAATTTATCGATTGGTATATCGATCAAGCAAAGGAACGAGGTTGCGAAACTGGTATTTTTATGGGCGATTGGCACCATAACCGAAACAGTTTGAACATTACCACACTTGATTACACTATTCGATGTTTAGAAAAACTAGGTAAAGCATTTGAAAAGTTTTATTTCTTTCCTGGTAACCATGATTTATACTATAAAGACAAACGAGATTTGAATAGTATTGCTTTTGGTAAGCATATCGAAGGCATTACCATGGTAAATGAAATCATGACACAAGATGATGTAACACTTGTGCCTTGGTTGGTAGAAGATGAATGGAAAAATATTTCAAAAATTAAATCCAAATATATGTTTGGCCACTTTGAACTTCCAAACTTCTATATGAACGCAATGGTACAGATGCCAGATACTGGTGAATTGAAAGCAGACCACTTTAAACATCAAGAATATGTGTTCAGTGGACACTTCCATAAACGTCAGGTGCAAGGACCGATACACTATATTGGTAATGCACTTCCACACAACTATGCTGATGCATGGGATGATGAACGTGGTATGATGGTATTGGAATGGGGCGGCGAGCCAGAATATATTAACTGGTGGAACTGTCCAAAGTACAGAACAGTAAAACTGTCGCAACTACTTGACGAAAAAGATACACTTATTAAACCTAAAATGTATCTTAGGGTTACATTAGACTTACCTATATCGTTTGAAGAAGCAACTTTTATCAAAGAAACATTTATTAAGGATTATAATTGTAGAGAAATTACACTTATTCCAAATACAAAGGATGAAGAAATCAATTCTGATATTGATATTCAACAATTTGAAAGTGTAGACCAAATTGTTGCTAAAGAAATTGAAGCAATTGACAGTGATAACTTTAATAAAGCGAAACTACTTGAGATATACAAGGATTTAGTACATGATTAAAATAAAAAATCTCACAGTTAAGAATTTTATGAGTGTAGGTAATGCTACACAAGCAGTTGACTTTGATAAACAGCAATTAACGTTGGTGCTAGGTGAAAACTTAGACCAAGGTGGTGATGATAGCGGCTCTAGAAACGGAACAGGTAAGACCACTATCATTAACGCCCTTTCATATGCTATATTTGGTATGGCATTAACCAACATTAGGCGTGATAATCTTGTAAACAAAACAAATAACAAAGCAATGTTGGTAACTCTTACGTTTGAAAAAGACGGAGTAGAGTATCATATTGAAAGAGGACGTAAACCCAACTTACTAAAGTTTAGTATTAACGGTAATGAACAAGAAATGACTGACGAATCACAAGGCGACAGTCGTAAAACACAAGAAGATATTAATGATTTATTAGGTATGAGCCATGATATGTTTAAGCATATTGTTGCACTAAACACATACACAGAACCATTTTTATCAATGAAAAACAATGACCAACGTGCTATCATTGAGCAACTTTTAGGTATTACTATCCTATCTGAAAAAGCAGATATGCTTAGAGATAAAATTAAAGAAACAAGAGATAGTATTACAGAAGAAAATGCAAAAATTACAGCAATCAAAACCAGCAATGAAAAAATTACTGAAAACATTGGTCGGTTAGAAAGCAGACGCAAGGCGTGGATTGCACAAAACAGAGAAGAATGCCTTAAATTAGAAAAAGGTATTAAGGAATTAGAGCAAGTTGACATTGAAGCAGAACTAGAAGCACATGAAAAACTTGCAACTTGGACAGAAACAACAACTAGACACTCTAATTTACTAAAAGAAAGAGCAACAATTGAACGTGCCTTGGAACAAGCAGATAAAAATGTTCATAAACTTGGAAAAGAGTTGGACGACCTAGAACACGCAAAATGTTATGCTTGTGGACAAGACCTACACGATGACAAACTAGAAGAACTTCGAAACAAAATGCAACGTGACTACGGTGATGCACACACATACATGATTGAAATTGCTGATAAGTTTGAAAAAGTTAACCTAAAGATTAGTGACATTGGTGAGATTGATGCAAAGCCTATTACATTTTATGATGTTGCTAAAGAAGCATATGATCATAGAAGCAATGTTGAAAACTTAAAAAAAGTATTAGAAGAAAAACAAGCAGAAACAGATCCTTATCAAGAACAAATTGATGATCTCAAGGATACTGCTATTCAAGAGATCGAATGGGATACTGTAAATGAACTTACTAGTTACAAGGACCATCAAGAATTCTTGTATAAACTGTTAACTAACAAAGATTCGTTCATACGTAAAAAGATTATTGAACAAAATCTTGCATATCTAAACAACAGGCTAACATATTACTTGGATAAAGTAGGTTTGCCACATACTGTTGTATTCCAAAACGACTTATCAGTTGAAATTCAACAACTAGGACAGGACTTAGACTTTGATAACTTGTCAAGAGGTGAACGAAATAGACTTATACTTGGTATGAGTTGGGCGTTCCGTGATGTTTGGGAATCATTATATCAAAATATTAACTTATTGTTCATTGATGAGTTGATCGATAGTGGTATGGATAGTGCAGGTGTTGAAAGTTCTTTGAGTATTCTTAAAAAGATGGGTAGAGAACGTAATAAAAACATCTATTTGATTTCGCACAAAGACGAATTAATTGGTAGAGTTAATAATGTACTGAAAGTTGTAAAAGAAAACGGCTTTACAAGTTACGATAACGATATTGAAATAGTAGAATGAGCGATATACCACAAGACACGCATGACAAACTTACAAAGGCTTACATGGAATACTACAAAGCCAACGAAGCCTTTGAAATTCGCAAGAGCGAACGTACTAAACGTGCGGCTAGAAAGTGGTTAAGCGAAATACGTAGGCTTTGCAGTGAACGTAGAAACGAAATTATGAGTGATTACGTTGATAACAAAAGCCAAAATACAACAGACGAAACATAGGCACAAATAAGTACCATTATGCAATGGACTTATCAGGGAAAAACAATTGAATCTATACCAGAAGAGTATGAAGGCTTTGTTTATCTTATAACAAATACAACTAACGGGCAAAAATACATAGGCAAAAAACTAGCCAAATTCAAAACTACTAAACCTCCCCTAAAAGGACGCAAAAATAAGCGTCGAGGACACAAAGAATCAGATTGGAAAGACTACTGGGGGTCGTCTGATAAACTATTAGTAGACGTAGAACAACTAGGCCCAGAAAACTTCACAAGAGAAATACTATACCTTTGCAAATCACGGGCAGAGATGTCCTATATAGAGGCAAGAGAGCAATTTGACCGCCGAGTATTAGAAACAGACGACTATTATAACGGTATTATTAACGTAAGAGTGGGCGGTTCTGATAAATTGCGACAGGCACTACTAGAATACAACAAGTAACAACTACATAGCAATGATGTTTGGTCGGGGATGCTCGACTCGCCTTGAGGATATGTGCGATACCATATTCAGATACTGGCGTGTTGCAAGGACAATGCTAACTTAGGCATAAAAGATGTGTGCTCTGTGAAAAAGATACAACACACAGGCAAGTGATTTCGAACTGTTTGGGATTAACTGCCTTCCGCGGATTTTGCGAATGCTGAAGTAGGGGGTTATAGGTCTGCCGCCTCCGATATGCGTTAGAACGTATAAATCTATTTTATACGCTAAACCGCATAAATCTTCTTAAACAGTTGTGGTGATGCTAACTCACATGATGTGAAACCACTCAATTCGTCCGGCAACGGGCGAATTGTGGCTCAACTATCTACATGATGCTAAAACGCTATCGCGTTTATTACTTAATCATATAAAAAATAAAGTGTTTGAGCAAAGCGAAAACAATTTGTTACGAAGTAACAAATCAAATGAATCCAATCCAATGTGAAACATCATCACAAGGGTCATCAATGTAAATCTGGATCACGTCCTAATCCTTTAACTGTATAATGTTCATTCTTTACGATGGTCCACGATGCTGTATCGTGTCCTTGATCTTGTAACATTGCAATATATGTATGTGCTTCTTCTTCTGAGGAAAGATTCTGTTCGATAACTTCCCCACGAGCATCAACTACGTCATATGTATATCTCATGATTGAATATTTACTAGGTAAATATCAATAATTATACATAAATATAATACAACGGGAGTAAAATAATGAAAATTCATCAAATTATAAGTGAATCTGCTGTAAATGAAGCCCCTGGTGGTAGTGCATTAGGTAATATTGCACGTAAAGTAGGTGCAAAAGCGGCAGGTGCAGTAGGTATGAAAAATACCTCGGCAGGATTAAGTGGAAAAGCACAATCAAACGATCGTGCAAAAGAAATTGGTGTTAAATGGACACAATTTGCTAATCAAACAGGTGCAGGAACTAAAGCACCGGATGCTTCTGCACTAGCAGACTTCTTAGCAAAAGAAAAACTATCAACTGCTAGACTTAAAGGAATGTCAGGAAAGTTAACTCCCAAACAAGTAGATGACATTTTAACTAAAGTTGCACAAGATACATTTAAAGGAGCGGCAGGACAAGCGGCTGTTGGTAATGAACCAGAAGCAGATCCAAGTTTAGGCGGTAAGTTTGGTGGGCCAGAAGGCAATGACGCCGGCGGAGCCGGTTCAGCACAAGGCGCTGGTGCGACAGCACAAAGCGGTAGCGATAGCGGTGCTACAGCACAAGGAGGTGCGACAGCACAAAGCGGTAGCGGTCAAGCAGGAGCCAATGGCATTCCAAAAAACATTCAGGCACAACTAGATAAACTTACTCCGCAACAGAAAAAAGAACTAGCGGCATTACTATAAGGTAGATAATAATGAAACTGCACGAAGTAACCACGTATAACTTAAAATCACAAACTATTCTTAACGAAGGTTGGAACGTTTTAACTGAAGCACAACAATTACACATTGGCCAATGGGAAAAACGTGTATGGCCGTTATACGAAGAGTTTAACAGACTCATGGAAGCAGAACTTACTGCTAACCAAGTGCAAGATATTTTTACTAACGCAGAAAAAGTTGCAATTGAAGGTGGTGACAACCTAACAGCCTTGGGTAAAGCAGGCAAAGTAACTGCTGAAGTCTCAGGCAAGATGAAAGCAGAACTTGATAAGTTAATTAAACAAGCGGCTGAAAGCGGTCCTGTTAAAAACTTTGATCAACAGTTTGAAAAATTAAAAGCACAACTAAAAACTAAACTACAAGGCAACCCAGCAGGACAAAAAATTCTTCAAGGTGTTGAGAAGTGGGGCGGTTTTGCTAAAGAAAATCCAGCCAAGAGTGCATTTATTATTGGTGCAATGACTTCCGTACTTGCATTTGCAAGTGGCGGTATTTTGTCAGGTGCCGCAATTGGTTTCTTCTTAAAACTAGCAAACAATACTATTAAGGGCGATAAACTGTCAGTTGCGATGGCTAAAGGTGTTAAAGGCGCGGCACTTGGTGCTGTTGCAGGTGCATTAGGCTCTGCTATTTCAAGTGCGGCAGAAGATTTATTCCCAGCAGAAGTTACAAATATTTTTGTAAACCAAGATGGTGCTATTGATATTAGTCAAATAGATGCCATGGACGCAACATCTCTAACGGACATAGATGCTGATGCGGCCAAAGAACTAATTCAAGCACGTTCAGCAATGGAAGAAATGCTTCCAAGACTAAGCGGTGAAGAAGGTGAAGTACTACAGCAACAGTTAGATCAACTTAATGACAAAATTGTACAACTAGGTGGCGGCGAAAACCTTAAAGGTTCAATTGATGCAATACAAAGTGAATTTGGTATTGAAGGTAGAGGCGTTGATGTAGTAGTTAAAGGTAATGATGTTGACACTGGCACAGACGCTGAGCCTCTTCCGGGCGATGATGGCGACTATGGAGAACCAGCAGACGATGGTGCACCTGATGCAGACAAACTATCAGGTGACGAAGTAGGAACAGTTAAAGCAGAATATTCAGCAGAAGAACTTAATGACAAATTTAATATTGACTCAAGTGAATTTCCACGTAACGGTTGGCTAGATGAAAACAAAGATGCACTATTAAAAGCAGGAATGACCGAAACAGAGTTTGAAGATTTACAAGCGGCTACACAATTAGAAAGAGCAGTTGACCAAGCAAACTTCCGTGAAGGTATTTCAATGAGTTCAAGTAGCGAATTAAAAACATTCATGGGTGATGAACCAAAAGTAATTGGCGGCATAGAAGGCGAATACGAAGCAGGAGAAACCTTTACAAATAAAATTGAAACAAAACTACCTGGTTCAGATAAACCTTGGAGTGCTAACGTTACAACACAAATTGAAGGTGTAGATGCAGACGGTAATACAGTATACGCAATTAAAGAATTAACAGTAGGACCAGAAGTTTTTAATGATAAAATGTTTGCGGCTATTGATAAACTTGCAGAACAAGATCCAGACAATCCTTTGGTAAAAGCATTTATGGATAATGTTATTCTAGCAAACAAAGAAGCAAGTATGGAAACACTTAAAGATACTTTTGCTCAAGACGTTGCAGAAAAAGTTATGCAAGGTGCGGCGGCAGTTGCACTAGGTGGAGCACTAGCGGCATCAGAAGTTAAGCCAGCAGAAACAAAAGAATCTAGAGATTTAAGAATAGCAAAAGAACTAGAAGAAGAATATAAAATCTATCTAGAAGTAGAAAGCAAGTATACCGACGAATACCTAGCAGAAATTGGCATTAAAGACATTGCTAAGAAAGCGGCGGCAGGAGCGGCAAATATCGGTAAAGCGGCGGCTAAAGGTGTCGGCGCTGGAATGGATAAAGCAGGTGCGGCAGTTGGAGGCGGCATTGGTAGAGCAGTTGGTGCTGTAGCAGGTGCGGCAAAGTCAGCAGGTAAAGAATTAGGTAATAAGATCACAGTTAAGAAACTAAATGCTATTTGGAAGAAGATGGGAGAACCGTTAGACACAGGTTCTATTGCAAATATTCTTTCAGACGCGGGTATGAGCGATGAAGCAATTGGTCTTGTTGCTACAAATACTAAAACAGATTTAAAACCAACACCTAAAGCAGACGCAGATGCAGATGCAGGTGCAACAGATGCAGGTGCAACAGATGCAGGAGCACCTGAAGGCGGAACAACAGATGCAGGAACACCAGCACAAGGTGGCAAACCAGAAAAAGGTACAAAAGCAACAGGTTCAGATGGCGACACTTATACTTTCCAAGGACAACAATGGACAAGTGATAAGACAGGTAGAGTTGCTACAAAGGCAGTAGCGGCTGAACTTAATAAAGGTTCGGGTACAGCAAAAGCAAGTACTTCAGCACAAGGCGGAGATACTCCAGCACAAGCACAAGGTGGCACACAAGCACAAGGTGGCACACAAGCACAAGGTGGTACACAAGCACAAGGTGGCACACAAGCACAAGGTGGTACAGTAGATGTTAAAGCATTAGCACAGGAAATTAAAAAAGCAGGCGTTGCTGATGCTGTTAAACAATCACTTGCTCAACCAGCAGGACAATCTGCTAGTGCAGGTCAATTAGGTAATATGGAAATTGATATACCGACATTGGCTGACGAAATCGGTAAAGCGGGTTTACAAAAACAAGTAAGAGATATGCTAACACAGAAACAGCCGGCTTAAAAGAACGGCTGTCCTGTTTTCTTAGCAGTTTCTAGATTTTCCTTAATAAGCGTAGACATAATTTCTCTATCTTCAGAAGAAGCATTATAAATTTCATCCAATGTGATACTACCTCTCATATACCAGAGTAATCTCATCAGTTCGAGTTTGTACTGCTTCGTCTCTTTTTCCATTTTGTCCACTTCTCCTAGGATCTCTTCAAGAGACATTGTGGAGATCCTTAGGCGAAAAAACTTGCTTGGTCGAATGTAACTGGAATAGTATATTCTTTAGGTGC